CAAGACCACCGACGGCACTGTTACTTGGATGGAATGCACGGGTGCATCCGCCGTCAATGGCGATCTGACCAATACAGTGAACTGGACGGCAGCCAAGGCGATCGGCGCTCCCACTCTGGGCGCGATCATTCAACGAAATTCCGGCGCGAGTTACCAGATTTGCACGACGGCCGGGACGATGGGAGCTGCCGAACCGGCGTTCAGCAATACGGCAGGCGTGACGACTTCGGAAAGCGGTGGGACGGCGGTCTGGACCTCGTTGGGCGCAGTCGGCAACTTCACCGGTGGTCAGGCGCCGCACGCCCGCCTCCTCAACGCCGCCACCACAAACTGGTTCGCGGCCGGCAACTCGATCTATGTTGGAGACAACCACGCCGAGTCGCAGACGACAGCAATGCTGATCAATCCTGCGATAGGTCAAACGACGACAAGTAAGATCGTTTGTCACAATCATTCTGGAAGTTACCCGCCAACTGGGGCTGATTTGGCGACCTCGGCGACAATTTCGACAACGGCAGCGGCGAACATTACTTTCAATCCCGGCAGCGGCGCGATTTATATTTACGGGCTGTCATTCATTTCCGGTGTTGGCCAATCGGGTGCTGCAAACGTAGTGCTTACCCCCGCCGGTGCCTTTCATACTTATGAACGGTGCACGTTCAAATTAGCAACCACCGGCGTTGCGTCGCAGATAGTCTTGAATGCATTGAACGCCGGTACTGTCGTCTGGAATAATTGCCAAGTCAGTTTTGCTGCGGCTCAGCAATATATCGACATTGGCGACACCGGATTCACTTGGCAGAACACCGCACCTGTATTGGTGAGCGGTTCTACTGTGCCGACTAATCTACTAGGAAATTCTGTTGCTAGTCGCTTAAGCAACGTCATTCTTGAAGCACTCGATCTAAGCCAGATTTCGACTAGCATTCTTTCTGTTGCAGCCACAAATGCGACTGGCAATTTTGTGGTCAAGGATTGCAAGCTCAATGCTTCCATGACGTTTCCTACACCTATAAATTCCGGGCAAACAATTCAGTCGGTACGTTCCGATAGCGGAGCGACGGGCTACAAGTCCGCACGCTATGTTATCGAAGGCACAGAGACGACCGAGACCTCGATTACCCGCGCCGGCGGCGCGAGCGATCCGACCGGGCAGGCGCAGTCCCGCAAGATCGTCACAACCGCCAATTCGCAATGGCTGCGGCCGTTCAAAGCCGAGCCTTATGCGATCTGGAATCCGACCACCGGAGCCAACGTCACGGTCACGGTCTATGGCACCATCAACGCAGGCGCGCTCCCGAACAACGACGACATTTGGCTGGAGGTCGAATATCTCGGCTCGTCGTCATTCCCGGTCGGTACAATTGTGGCCACGACCAAGGCTAATCTGCTCGCCGCCAACGCGGCGGTCGCGTCGGACGGCTCAACCTGGAACGGCGGCGGCAGTGGTGCCGGCTGGTCACCGTTCAAGCTCGTCGCCACGCTGTCTTCGCCGCAGCCCGGCATGGTCGGTTATTTGCACGCGCGGGTGCGGGCCGCGAAGCCGAGCACGACATATTATCTCGATCCAAAGATCATCCTGAGCTGATGGAGTAAAACCCATGACCGAGGAACGCGCCGAGGCGCGCGAATGCAATGACGCGTCCGTAATTCGTGGCAGTGGCCTCGGCGAGCATGCCGACGCACACGGCCGCTATGAGATCGAATGCCGCGGGGCTGACGGCAAGCTCAAATGGCGCGAAGCGATCGACAACGTGGTGGCCACTGTCGGCAAGAACCTGGCGCTGGACGCGTTCCTCGCCGGGACGGCGTACTCGGTGACCGGGCCATTCATGGGCCTGATCTCGTCGACATCCTACGTTGCGGTCGCCGCAACCGACACGATGGCTTCGCATACCGGATGGCTCGAGGCCGGCGGCGCCAATGCACCAACCTATTCCGGCAACCGCAAGACCGCGGTCTGGTCCGCGGCGTCGGCGGGATCGAAAGCTCTATCGGCGGCACTGTCGTTTGCGATCACCAGCACCGGAACCGTCAAGGGCGCGTTCCTCTGCTACGGCACCGGCGCGGTCGCCACCAAGGACGACACCAACGGCACGCTTTGGTCGGCCGGCACGTTTTCGACCGGCGACAAGGCGGTGGTGAATGGGGATCAACTCAACGTAAATTACTCAACGAGCCTCTAGGAGGATCGCATGAGCATCCTGATCAGTTTCCTTTACCTTTTGTTATATATAGCCATCGTCATCTTCGTGGCGTTCGCGATTCGATGGCTGATCGTCAGCGTCATGGGCTGGTCGATCGACGCCAACATCGAGAAGTGGGGCCGCGTCATCGTCGGCCTGCTGTGCCTCATCGCGATCGTGATCTGGCTTACCGGCGTGCTGGGTATGGGGCCGGGGCTGCCGCATCCCGTCTACGGGAGATAACTGATGCGCGGCTGGGTCATCGCCGGCGGCTTCCTTCTGATCCTCGCGGGCGGGATCTGGGCGGTGCATGAGCTCGAGGCGATGTACCCATGATGACCTCAGTCAGATCGTGGTTGAGCGAGAACCACACGCTGGTCGTGTTTCTGGTGGCGCAGGGCATCGCGATCGGCGCTGCGGTCCTGTCGATCACGGCCTACATGGTCAAGCTGGAGACGCGGGTGAGCACGCTGGAGATTCGCGGTTCGCCGCACTTGGTGACGGTCGATAGCCGGTTGACGGTATTGGAGAGTCAGACCAAGGCTAACAAGGAAAGCATCGATAGGATCGTTGACGTGATGACCAAGAGGTTGAACATCAATCCATGAATGAAAAACAGGCAATCTCTCCAACAGGCCGCAAGCGGCGGCCGTTCGAGGATCGTTTCTGGGAAAAGGTCAAGAAGCTTGGCGATGACGATTGCTGGGAATGGCAGGCTGCTCGAAATGCGAAAGGGTATGGACGTCTGACGTCAGGTCGTGGAGTACATCTTAAGGCTCATCGTGTGGCGTTTGTGTTGTTTGGTGGAGTCATCCCCGATAACCTTTTCGTGTTGCATACTTGCGACAATCCTTCTTGCTGTAATCCTGGTCACCTGTTCGTTGGGACACCAAAAGATAATATGGTGGACAAGATCAAAAAAGGACGGGGGACTGAGCCGCCGCACTACGGTGGTGATCTGCATTGGACGCGGAGGAAAAAGTCATGAACGAAGATCGTTCGTTGACGCCGGCCGGCGCGAACCTCATCAAGCATTTCGAGAGCTGTTTGAAGGAGGACGGTGATCGGTTCAAGGCTTACCGATGTCCAGCAAATGTTTTGACTATAGGATTTGGCCATACCAATCACCACGGCGAGCACTTTGACGAATCTTCGCGATGGACGCAGGCGATGTGCGACGACGCTTTCCTCGATGACATGGATGGGTTCGAGGATGCGGTTCGCCATCTGGTGAAGGTCGAGCTGGAGCCGTGGCAGTTCGACGCCCTGGTGAGCTTCACCTACAATTGCGGCGAGGGCAATTTGCAGAAATCAACGCTGCTGAAAAAGGTCAACGCCGGGGATTTCGAAGGCGCTGCGCTGGAGTTCCAGAAGTGGAACAAGGGCGGCGGCAAGGTGCTCCCCGGGTTGGTGCGGCGGCGCGCCAGCGAGGCTCTGTTGTTTCAGAACATCACCGACGAGGACTACGACGGCAAGCCGGACAAGGTCATTCGGCCGATACCGGAACCGATGCCGCAGGAGGTCGACAGTCCCGATGACTAGGCGGTAAGGTGAAGCGTTACCCCCCATGACTTGGCCACGCCTTGCGGGGCTTTTTTTATGTCTTCGGCTTGTTGTTCAGCAACCCTTTCCGCATGGCGATGACGGCGGCGTTAGTGCGGTTGGTGGCGCCGAGATGGGTCTTGATGCGCTCGATGTGATCGAGGACCGTGGTCGTGGATACGCCGAGCTCGCGAGCGATGGCCTTGGCGGTTTTACCGTCCGCGATGAGGCGCAAGACGTGCCGTTGGCGCTCTGTCAGCGTCATCGACGGAGGGCGTGCGCGCTTTGGTCTATGGGGCATGTCAACCCCATGGTAGTGCTGGCTCATCCGGATAGGCGCCCCTAACAAATTAGGGGTCAATTTAACGTGAGATTCGCGCGAAGGAATCACAATTGACACAACCCATGGATGGCGGGCGCTGGGCGATCCGCTATCGGCGGCGGCTATAAGTGGAAATGGGAGTCATATAGCTACACGTTTTGGTGGCAATGAGTGTCATCCTGACTTCATATTGGATCGGGGCGGTAACGACGGCCGGGAGAAAAATACCGGGGATCAATCACACACTTCTTAGATCAAAAGGAGCGACGGTGATGGACCAGGTTATCAGCAAAAGAGATGCGGTCATAGGCAAGCGGATCGCGCAGATCCGCGAGCATCGTCTGATGACGCAGGCGGCGCTCGGCGAGGCGATAGGCGTCAGCAAGCACGCAATTTACCATTTCGAGCAGGGCCATCGGCGCATCACCGTCGAGGTGCTTGAGCAGCTGGCGCGCGCGCTGCGGTGCAAAATGAAGGACTTGTGCATGGACCCGGAGGCGGGGCCGCCGCTGGTGCGGGCCGCGCCCATGTCGCGCATCCGGCCGAAGTCGTGGGGCGGCAGCCAAGCCCCGTAGCGCGCCCCTGCCGGCCGGGCGGCATGGGTAGCGGGCGCGTCCGGAACGCGCACGGGTGGCCGCTTGTGGGGCTCGGGAGCATTCCTACCTTGGCCCCTACCTCGGCCCTTCCTGCGCCCTACCCGGTGCCCATCTGCGCAAAAACCCTACCCAGGCCCTACCCGGGCGCTTTTCCTGGGTAGTGCGCCTCATTCTAAGTATTTGAGATATTGTCTATATTAGACATATCTCAGCCGCGAACACGCACATAGCTTCTGGGAATATGACGCTTGCAATGCATGGCGAGGAACTGCTATGCTTGGAAACATGATGCAAGAAAGATCGATGTACCAAGGGCAACTCGCACACTGGCGTGGCAACCAATGGAAATGGATGGAAGCCGGTTACACATCGCCGGTCTACCCCTGGCCTACCCCAAAAGGATCCGCCAATGAAACTGACCGACAAGACAATCCGCACCCTTGCCTGCCCGCCGGACAAAATCGACAAGACGTTCTGGGATGAGGACATCCCAGGCTTCGGCCTGCGCGTCCGCCCGAGCGGCGCCAAGACCTGGGTCGTGATGTACGACCTCCACGGCCACACCCGGAAGATGTCGTTCGGCTCGCCGGCGATCGTCTCCGCGGCGGCGGCGCGCGCCAAGGCCAAGGACTTGCTGGCGGTCCGCCAGCTCGGCGGCGACCCGGCCGGCGACAAGACCACCTCCCGTGCCGAGGCGACCACGACGATCGGCGCCCTGCTGCCGCGCTATCTCGTTTGGAAAGCGCCGAGGCTCAAGCCGAAGACCGTGCGCGAGACCACCCGCCACCTCAATAAATGCCTGCTGCCGCTGCACCGCGAACCGATCACGGCCGTCACCCGCGCCATGATCGCCCGGCGCCTCACCGAGCTCAGCGCGTCCAACGGCTCGGGCGAGGCCACGCGGGCGCGCGCCTCCTGGTCCGCGTTCTTCATGTGGGCCTGCCGGGAAGGGCTGATCGAATCGAACCCGGTTGCCTTCACGAATCCGCCGCGCGAGCCCGTCGTCCGCGACCGCGCCGTCAGCGATCCCGAACTCGGCGCCATCTGGCGCGCGCTCGACGGCGAGGACGTGGACGACGACTATGCGGCCATCGTCCGGCTTCTCATCCTCACCGGCGCCCGGCGCGACGAGATCACCAGCCTGCGGCGCGGCGAGATCGATATCGGGGCGGCGCTGATTACCCTGCCGGGCGCCCGCGTCAAGAACAGCCGCGAGCATGTCATCCCGCTCTCGGCGCCCGCGCGCGCCATCCTTGCGGCCCGGCTGCAGCACCGGCCCGACCGTGATCTGGTGTTCGGCTACGGCGACGGCCCGTTCTCCGGTTTCGCCAAGGCGAAAAAAGAGCTCGACGTCAAGCTCGGCCCCGCGGTGGCGCCATGGCGCCTGCACGACTTCCGGCGCTCGATATCAACCGCCTTGCACGAGCGCTTCGACGTGCCGCCCCATATCGTGGAGACGATCCTCGGCCACGTCGGCGGCCACAAGAGCGGCGTCGGTGGCGTCTACAATAAGGCCCTTTATCTCGATCAGCGCCGCGCCGCGCTCGAACGGTGGGCCGCGCATGTCATGCAGCTCGCCGAAGGCAGCAACATTGGGCGCAAGCGCCGCAATAACGTGATTCCGCTGTCCACCGGCGTGGCAACCTAACGAGAAGACCAATGACTGAATTTATTTCCGAGCAACTCAAGCTCATTCAAACCGAGCTACGCGAGACGCGGGCCGAACTGCGCGAACTGTCCTATGGGCAGACCGTGCTGACCGACATGGTGCTGCGGCTGGCGCGCGACATGGTGCAGATCAAAGAGCTGCTCGGCCGGATGGATAGCCGCATCACGCGATTGGAGCACCCATGACCGAACAAATTCTTTTCGACCGCCTGCGCTACATGGACAAGCTCACGGGCGCCGGCATCCCGGAACCACAGGCACGCGCGCACGCCGACGCGATGGATAACGCTCTGCGCGAGAGCGTCGCTACTAAAAACGATCTCGTTCCCATCAAGACGGAGATTGCGAGGCTCGACGCCAAGATCGACATAGCTGTGCGCGACGTCACCATCCGCATCGGCGGCATGATCGTCGCCGCGGTCGCCATCCTCATTGCCATCAAGTTCTTCGGCTAAAGCACATGACCATCATGATGGCGAGGCTCTACGACGCCCTGCGGGCCGGCAACGTGCCCGACGACAAGGCGCGCGCCGCTGCCGAGGAGGCTGCGGGATACGAGAACAGAGCCGCGCGGATCGACACCGACTTGACCGTCCTGAAATGGATGATTGCGACCAATCTGGCCATGACGATCGCGATCCTTTTCAAGACGTTTCTATAAAGGCTCGCTGCCGTTGCCCTAACCGGCATTCCCAAATATCATTTTTGAGCCATCGGCGGTCACTATTTCGGTGCTACGGAATACGTCTAAGCCGGCGGTGACAAACATAAACGCCACACCAGAAGGCAACGATTCCTTGATGCGACTCTGCAACATCATGACTTGATCTTTGTCGAGCATCAACTCGCATGTGAAAATCAAAAACTCTCCTGGCTGCAACGACGATAACCGTTGCACGCGGATGCGATCTAGGTGGTCCAAAAATTCCCGGTCACGCCGCTTCATCGAAGCCAGCATGCTGTCGTAGGCGAACGCCTTCTCGATCTGGTGTTCCGCCTCGCGCGAGATTGTGCGCCCGCTTTCCTTCATGGCTTTGAGCAGGCGCGATTTAGTCTTGCCGCCGACGATGACCCCGAGCTGGGTGCGCTCCGCCTTCGGCACTTTCTTGATGTGGCGCCCACCCTGGGGCTGCAAAACCGCTGGCCTTGCCATTTCCTTCTCACTTAAGTTTGGTGGCTTCGTCGTATTCATCGAGAAATTTTTGTGGCCTCAAGGGCCGCCAGTAACTGCGCCTAGCGCCAATGTTGACCATCCGTCCTTGAGCACCGCGCGCAGCCGTTCGATCTCGGCCTCCATCTCATGGATGCGCCTGAATAATACGCCTGTATCAATCATCGCCGTGCCTCGTTCGAGCCATGTGTCAGAATTCTCGTCTGCTGATCATTTTGATTGCTGCGCTATAACGGAATTGGCAGACGGCGGCCCTAGCCGATCCTCCAGGCTCTTGATCCATTTCGCGTCATCGATGCAGGTTTGGCAGTGATCAAATGGGCAG